CACCATGTGTATAACTCTTTGATTTCTTTTGCACGTTCTGCTTGGCCAGTAGGTTTGCCGTACTCTGGATCGTCTGGTTCACACCAGTCAGTGTTGGTCAGAGTCATCGCCCAGTCAAGATGATCAATGCCTGCTTGAGGGCAACGCCAAGTGCGCCAACGCCACCAACCACTAGCCCAAAAGGGAGGATCATACTTAGCACGATCTTCTTTACTTCCCCAGGCGATGTGCGACCATGCGGATTCAACTTCGACGAAATCAACCAACTCATTAAATAGGCATGGCAAGAACCGATTGCCAACATCACACCAAGCACCAGGCTCAATATCACGAGTATGAGCGGTGAGACTGTGAGTACGAGTAACCCACCGATTATTGATGTAATACTTAACATCGTAGATCTTTCTAATGGGCCATGTTACAAAATCCTGGATATAGCCTAGGCCTTCTTCGGCTAACCAGTAACGAAAATTATGTTTCATTTGAGCAGTAGTGCTCCAGTTGTCCCATTCTTCAGCTGTGGCCGCACTGAGTTTTTTAGTGCCGCGAAGCCAGTCTGCAAAAGGGGTGCAACTCCAATAATTTGTGTGCTGTGCCATTATACTTTCTCGTATGTTTGTGCAAATATATCTCGTTTGACTACACCATAGTCGTTCTCACCGTGACGAACAATAACATCTTCGTCAGTGTTGTAGTGTAACTTCTCGCCCCACGATGTGTCAACTGATCCGGAGCGATCTGCCAATTTGGCCCATTTGACTATCTTCTTTGGTGTGCAAACACCGTCACCTAAATCATCTTTAAGGTCATCAAACCGTTCAGGACTGATAGGATACTGTTCACCTTTTGGGCCAGTCATGATATAAAACCCTTTAGGATATTTGACCGGACCTTCCAGTGTGTCAATAGTGCCAGGTTCGTTGGCAATCTCATAACGTTCTTTGGCAGGACGTTTGTAGGTTTTGAATCCACCGTCCTTGAACCAGTCGTCGGTAATGGCAACGCCTTCTACAATGTTGATAAATTCACGCATCATTTTCTATCACCAAAAAGTTGTAACAAGTTTAAGAACAAGTTGATAAAGTCCATGTACAGGGTCAACGCACCTGTTACTTCCACAGCCGGATTGGTGTCAACACTGACTGCTTCACGGATACGCTGAGTGTCGTATGCAGTGAGTCCCAAAAAGATAATAATAGCCAAGGCTGAAATCACCATTTGCATCACGGTTGAACCAATAAAGATATTAACAATGCTGGCAATGATGATAGCAATCAAGCCAATAAACATAAACTGTCCCATGCTCTCCAAACTACGTTTGGTAAAGTAACCGTAAAAGCTCATAGTACCAAACAATATGGCCGCACCCATAAAGGCACTCACAATACTGCCCATGGTAAACACAGCAAAGATCATAGCAAAGCTCAGACCCATTAATGCCGCAAATCCATGCAAACACAACTGTGCCACACCTTTGCTGGGGTTATTGCCTAACACATAACTGATACCAAAGATTGCCACCAGCGGAGCAAAGATCACAATCCACTTTAGTACACCTGTAAAAAAGAACGCCAGCAACTCTGGGCTTGTGCCCACAAAGTAACTGATCACCATGGACACAATCACAGCCAAACTCATGTGTCCATAAACACGTCCCATTGCTGAATTAATTTCTTCTGCTGAACGATAATTTATAATACCGCTGCCTGTATAATTTGCACCAAACATTTTAATCTCCTTTAGATAAATTGCGCCAATTCAGGCGACTTCCAACCCACGGGTTTCAACACTTTACCATCCTCACGCTTACGTACTTTGCCAGTGTCGTAATCAACTTTGGCAAAGTTAGTTCGCATTACTTCTTTCCAAGCACCTTCCGCATCAAATCCTGCACTGTGGATTGCTCCAATAGTAACAACCAAAATATCAATTAATGCATCCAATTGTTCTACTCGATCATCTGACAGTGTGGCTTCTAACAATTCTTGATGTTCTTCATCAATCAACTTGATGTACATGCTGTATTGCAGTTCGTTAAACTTGTCAACTGTTTGATCGCAAGCTCTCATGAATTTTTCTTGATCTCTAAACGGGTTTGTCATTATGCCATCCTATCCACATGTTGTCCGGGCCGATTCATTCGGCGATTCATTTCAATTCTTGCTTGTTCGTTGGCTTTGATATTTGCTTGCACACGGCGTTCTTCTAAGCGAAGCTCTTCGTGCCGCCTATCCAACTTTTTAATTTCAGTCTGTCGATACGCCTCTGCATTTTGTGCAGTGACCCTACTAACGTCTGTCATAGTTTTTCTCCTATTTCAAAGCCCCGGAACCGTAAGAACCTTGGAAACCGCAAACTGTATGTGCTGTCTTGGTTTTGGGTAACGGCATCTGCTCGCACTTCCACGATCTGACCAAGTATGGAATCACGTGCAGTCCAATAACTGTCACGATCACTATCGCTAAAACCACTGCCAACGTTGACCCGAATAGTTTTTCCGTCGTCGACTCCTTGGCATACAATCGCTCCAAGCCTGCCATTGTTTCGTCCTGTTCCTTCTTCAACATCTACTACCTCCAAACTTACTTCAATAAAAGGCTTTAACTTCAGCCATGCCACACTGCGTTTGCATTCGTAAGGTGCTGTGGGATCTTTAATCATAATACCTTCGTACCCACCAGCCACTGCTTGTGCATTAATTTCTTTATAACGCACTTGTCCGGCATCTGTGTCCAAATCAACCAGCTCATGTCCAACGACTGTTACATTAGGCACCATATCCTTATATGTTTTATGCCAGTGGTATATCATATCACTGCGAGTAGATTGATCTTTATCCCAAAAGCCTTTTTCAAAGTCTGCCAATGGTAATACATCAAACAAGTGTAGTACAGCATCGCCTGCTTCCACATTGTCCTTGCGGTGCACCTGCTTCATCAAATCTTGAAAACTACTTGACATAATTTCACCATCCAGCACCACATCTATATTTTGATCAGTTGTGCCGTGTGCTTTAACCACTGCACTAAGTTGTTCTACAATGTGAGGAAAGTTTGCAAGCTCTTTGCCATTGCGGCTAAACATATCCACACGACCGTCACTGCGTACAATAGTGATAACCCTAACCCCATCCAATTTAACTTCGATAAGTTTCTTCCCTGCGACCTTGCTTTCATGGTTAGCACTATCGTGAGCAAGCTGGCAACCAAAAACAGGAATAGCATAATCAGCATATTTCTTCTCCACTACTTTGTTAATTGTTTTTTCGCTCACCCCACAGCGTAGGTCTTTGATCAAAATACGACGATACCAGCCATTCCATTCTTTTTTGGTAGCTGACTTCATCATGGCTTGAATCATGTCACGTGCTGTATTGCCGGTGACGTCGCGAGTAACAAAACCAGTAAGAGCGAGAGTAAAACTATCCCAAGGTAGCCCAGCGCCATCTTCATCTTTTTTCTCCGGTATTTGTTTGAGTCCAAAAGTAATCATGGGATCAAGAGCAAGGCGGCAACCTTCGAAAAACTCATCACACTTTTCCTGTGCAATGACTTCGATAATGCCTTCTTTATCTAAACGTGAATTATGGGTTTCTAAATTCCAAATATGACTGGCACAAACGCTCATTTTGACTCCGATGATTAACTGTATAAGTTTATATTATACAGTGTAATTATCAGTATGTCAAGTGGTTTGTGGTCTTAAATGGTTTGCCAAGGTAGGCATTTTCCAACTGAGTCATAATCTTATGTTTCATTTGGTTAACTTTTGGATGAGCATGATCGTACTCAAATGCTTTCATAAAACGTCCCCAACTATTTGGACGCACTCTTTTTGGTACAGGGCTGTCCAAATATTCTTTAATAGCTCGGGTATCAAAACCAAATTTGTCAATCATGTCTTGTGCAAGGTTGAAACTGTGTGCGCCCATTTCATCACGATGCCCATAGTACTCTTGTTCACGGCGATCTCTGGCATAGTATGCGGTGCTTTCATATCCAGGAATATCTTTGAAATTTCTAGCACGATATTGACGTGTGTGAATAACTTCATGTAGCACTGTGTCAGCAAAAAGTCGGCAAATACGTTCCCAGCGATATAGGCTAGTTTTCATTGTGTTGGCAGTGGTAGGAAACGCCAGTTCAATTTCAATAAAACGCTTGTGGCCTGCAACATCAAAATAACTGTGATAAGCGCCGCCAATCCAAATCTCGCCTGATTTAACAGGCTTGTGTCTGTTGCTGGTTACTTTGAGTGGCAGGCGAGCTTTGATATGTTTACTCATCAGTCGGGTAATTTCACCAATGGGTAAGCGTCTATCCACAATTTCAGATTTGAGTTCGTAAAGTGTTGAATACAACGTGTTTCGATCCAACGCAGACCAATTGAACGCTTGGCGGGTCATGGTACACTCCTAGTAAGTATATTTATATTATACTAGGGTGTACCATTATGTACGCACTTTACGGGCGTTTTGTTATGATTTCGTCAATCAAACCATAATCTAACGCTTCCTGCGCACTCATAAATTTATCACGTTCCATATCGTGTCTAAACTGTTCGTAGGTTTTGCCCTTCGAATTATGGTTAACATAGACCTGCGTCAAATTCTTCTTCATTTTGAGAATCTCTTCAACTTGGATTTCCATGTCAGTAGCTTGACCGCCTGCCCCACCCGAGGGTTGATGAATCATATGTCTAGCACT